CTATAAATATTGTCATTGCTAAAGTTAGATAGATAAGTGTCATTGGTCTAGTATTTTTACTAAGCCATGAATCTGATGTCATGTCACTACTCCATCTCTCAGAGATGTTATTCATCTCAGCTATATCTTGGTCTAAAAGTTTTAATGCGGTTTCTTTGTCTTTAGCATTAATAGTACTATCACCTGATATAAGGTTTTTTACTATCCCTATCCCGCCTTGGTCTGGTAAGAATTCACCTACGGTATTAAGAATAGTAGGGGCTTTCTCTTTTAAGAAAATCCCTACTTTTGTTTCTTTAAACTTTTTCTTCTTCTTTTTTGTATCACTCACTTTTAAAAGCTAATAAAAATTCTCTAATAGCTATACCGAAAGCAACTCCAGCATAAAGCATATGTGATTCGATTGCTAAACCAGATCCAATTAATCCAGCTATAACAGCTTTTGATAATGGGTGATTTACCACCATTTTTACTTTTTCCATAATTATTCACTTTTATTTTTACAAGACATTTTAGAAGCTTTACGATCTACACAAGCTAAAATTTCATCTTTATTACCTTCTCCTTTATATCTACCTATTAATCTTTTCGCTGCTGTTACATGCTCACAGTCGGGTACAGGGAATGATCTTTTAGGACCACAGAACGTACTAGCTTTTAAATCCCGTCTTTCTTTTGTTGATAATCTACTCATGATTTATTTTTTGTAAGGAAAGTTTTTGTTTAACCAATTTTTACGTTGATCACAATTACAACCACTATAAATAGTATTACTTAACTTTTTAATTCCAGTCGCAGTTGTAAACTTATCAATTGTGTCACCTAAACCTTCCGATTTCATTATTTATCTCCTTTGTTCATAGCATCTTTTTCTCTATCAGCTATAGGCATGTATTCCGTATCAGCATCCATAACTCCTTTGTGGTGAGCCATATGTTTTAAAACTTTCATAGCACCGCTATAACTTAGTTTTCCTGAGTGTCCTTCTCCCATTATGATCTATTTTTTCTAGAATGTTTTAATACTTTATCTGCTGAAGAGTGATGTTTAGCTACATCTTCTTTATGTATATCAGTTTTAGCGTCGTAAATTAATTCTCTATCGTGAATCATTTCTTGCTTTTTTTCTTTATCACCTTTTTTATACGCTTTATCAGCTTTATGTAATTGTCCTTTTGCATCATATATGAGTTCTCTCTCATGCATCATGTCTTTATCGTATCTATTCATTTTTTTAATTTTATTCTACAATTATTTGTATTGGTCCATGTTCTTCTATATACCTAGCTATCTTAGGGTATACACGTTTGTAAGCTCGTGAAGAGTAACTACCAACAAATGTACTTGCATCTACTTTGTCATTTAATAATAAACAACCAGCTGTATGTTCGTCGGTATTCCCTGTATGTATTAATATATATTGAAATCGTAATCCTTTATTCTCTAACACCCAATCCGGTTTATTATATATACATAACATCCCGTTATGGTTTTCGTACTTCTTATCATATCTAGAAGTAAATCCTCCAGATTTTCTAAGATCAATACTATAAGTTCCTTCTGGAATCCTAGTCTCACCATATACCTTTTTTGTTCGGTATTCATCTTCTATAACGAAGCATTGAAAAACATCATCTATATAAAATACACTTATAGATGTGTCTCCATTATCTGCTATTCGTTTTAATTTGACTTCCATTTTATTTTTTACCTTTCTTCATTGTCCACCATTTATGGATAGTATATCCAATAGTGACAATTAATAATAGTATTTTTAACACAGGTTCTAACCAATCCATCATACTAACACTAAATGACAACGCATTTAAAATGTATAGCTTTAGATCATCCAAGCCCATTACCCACGGTTAGCTAAAAGATTAGCATTACCTTTATAAGGGATATTGTTCACTGTAAAAGCTTTAGAAATAGTTCCATCTTTAGAAACCATTGTTCTTTCACCTACAGGCATACATCTTTTAGGTGTGTTTAATTTAACTCCTGCTGGCTTTTGATTTTCTCCGTAACTTGGCATGTTGTTTGTTTTTAATAATTAATATTTATGTATTTTGATAAAAAGGTAATCCTGGACTTACTTGATTTGGGTCAGAAACTGCATTCATTACTTGAGCACTTCTAGGATTGAAAGTAGGTGAACCGCCTCCTGTTCCATTAGTATTTGGGGATTGTGCTATTGAACTACTGCTCCAATCAGTAGGAGGTATGGGATTGCTAAGCGACGCGGAAACAGGAATTGAAGAATTAGAATTATTATCAGCTATTAAAGTGTCTACTTTAGCACTTAGCTCATCTAACTTACTGTTAGGGTCTTGTGACTCTGTAGAACCTGGTACCGGACTGGTTCTTTCACCTATTGCAGCTTCAGTAACTCCTGAAGTTAAATCACCTACCGCATCAGCTATTCCACCCATACCAAATGCTGTTAACGCCGCTTTTCCGCCACCGTGGATAGCATCATATACTTTCCAACCGGTTGAATTATCTTCTTTTTTAGCCATTTTATTATTTTAATCTATAATGCACGGATCTATCTCTCCAAGTTTCCATTGTATATTCACTTGGTTTGTATTTGTTTTGTTTTATATCTCCTTCCATAGCGTATCTTGCGCTTTCATCCACTGCTTTACCTGTGTTAGTGTTAACACCTTTATAAGAGATAGTTTTTCTTCCTGTATTATCAACACTTGTATGTTGACTTACTCCTGGTGGTGCTACATTCTCATATCTAGGATCATTAGCGCCTAATTCGTAACTAGGAGCAACTGATTGACCTAATACATCTGTAGTGCTATGGTGTTTTTCTCTATCTTTTTTTATTTCAGCTTGCTTATTTGAAATATTACTATCGATTTTTGTATCCCTATAGGCTTCGCCGTGAGTACCTGCTATTGTTTTTATTTTATCAGCACTAGTGTTGTTTTTGGATGAATCAGTTACTGATCCAGATGTATCAGTTTGTAATGGTTTTTGGTTAACTTTAGTTAAAACTGGGGAAGGTGATGGAGCATCAACCTTTATGTTTCCACCTGGTCGATTATCTATTTTTCCTAATACTTGATTTAATTGTGCTGAAGGTTGTGTAGATTCTATTTTTATATTTCCTCCTGGCCGAGGTATAGCCGGTCCTGAAACTGGGTCTAATTGTGCTGAAGGAGGTTTTGATGGAGATATTGTTGAAGCTGGTTTAGGCTTCATTGGTTTAAGAGTATTAGACGCTTCTTCTGATTCCCCTGGAATCCACCCATATCTACTAGTTTTCCAATCTTCAGGTTTAACTACTTTTTTAGTGCTTTCTTCAAAACCGCCTTCAGGTTTAAAACTACCGTATCCACCTGTTTCCTGCTGTATAAGAATATTTTTACGCAGCTTTTGTTTTTCTTTAAAGCTTAATTTGTCACCTTCTCTCTTTTGTTGAATTTGCTGGGCTTTTCTATTTAATTTATCTTGTAGTTTTAAATTCTTAACATCTAACCTACCTGTTTCCTCAGTTCCTGCAAATTGAGATTTAATAGCTTCTGGATGATCTTCTATGCCTCTACGTTTAAAATCTTTAAACTGATCTTTCATCAATTGTCTATCTCTTCTTGCTTTCCCTTTTAGCATCATACCTTCTGTAGCAACACTACCTGAATATAATTTACTGGCTTCTACATTAGCTTTGCCTTCTCTAGCTTTAGCTGCTAAAGGTGTAGATATACTAGCTCCTTGATTTTGAGGAATTGCAAATCTATCTTTCACTATAGTTGTTCCACTTCCTCCATCAGATTTTTCTTTATTGAAAATATCTGGAACCTGATTAAAATATCTCTTACCTTTTTTATCTTCCTCTCCCATAATTATCTAACTTTATCTTTGTTAACGTTTTTTATTGAAAAACTTAAAACTTTATCTATATATGTTTCTCTTTTCATTATCTTGTTGCTCTTCATGTTTTCAGGAATATCTTCCTCTCCTAACATGATCCTATATATTCTACTTAACAACAATTTAAATTTAGTGGAAGTTTTATATATATGATACTTTTGTGTAGTTCTATTTCTTTTTCTCCAAACAACTATCCATCCTTCTTTTAACAATCTATTCCATCTTCTATTATCCCAACTATAAGAATAACTCCCAGTTTTAAAATCTTGTTTAGTGAATAAATCTACAGCTTCTAAATACATGAGAAGTTCTAGATCAGCGTCGTTTAAATTATTATTTTTACAAGCCCATTTACGTATAATCCTGTAATGCTTAAGTAAATTTAATTCTTTTAAATCTATTGAGGTTAATTTCCTCACTTTACATTCTATTAAATAAATCTACCCCTAAAGATGTTGCTTGATCTACAGTTTTATTCATGTTTCTATTTTCACGAGTATCCTGAGCGTCTTTAGGACTTAACGCATTTTTTACTTTTCCTGCTACTAAAGTTTTAACTATAGGAACAGCTATTGCTGGAATTGGCATAATTATTGTTTTATTATTTATATAAGTATAATAGTGATTTATCCACCACCGTAACCTTTGTATACATCTTCACTAATTGCATCTTCACTAGAATCATCACCAACGTCATAACTGTTATAGTTTTCTATTACATTTTTTTCATTAGTCCAATCAGAAACTCGTTTAGCACCTAGACTCCCTAAAGCTTTATTTCCTCCTTTATGTTCCGGTTTATTATAAACAACTTCGTGTTCTTTTAAAACACCTAAATCATAAATTTTTTCTTTTTGTGGAGATGAAGGTTTTTTAACTTGTTTACTTTTACTTACTTCCACCGCTTTTTTAGCTTTTTGGGGGTTAAAGTAATTATAAATACCTTTCGCTGCTTGATACGCAGGTCCAGCTAGAGTTTCGGCTGCGGTATTAACTACTTTGTTGTACGCTTTTTTAATATCTGGATCTACTTGTATTCCTTTATTTACTTTTTTAGCCATAATTATTATGTTATTATTACTATATCTTGTTCTTTTATTATAGTATATGTTTCATCTTTTATTTCTATAGTAAATCCAGAATGTCTATCATAATAAACGTTATCACTGTCTTTTACCATTTTAACATCATCTCCTACAGTAACTACCTTAGCTAACCTATATCGGATATCTTCTCTTTGTGCTTCTGCTAAAAGTAAACCACCTTTAGTTTTTGTTTCTGTTTCCTTTACTGGAAGGATAACTACATTACGTCCTACTGCTTTCATGCTCTTAAATTATTAATAACACAATCAGTGGATAATATAGTGGTGGCTACTGAAGCCGCGTTCTTGAGTGCGCTTTTAGTAACAAGTAGTGGATCTATTATTCCGGACTTTACCATACTTACCGTTTTACCTGTAACCACATTTAATCCTCTTCCTTTTACTTTTGGAGCTTCATAATCAGTTATACCAGCGTTTTCTAATATAATATTATACGGAGCTTTAATAGCTGCTAATAACACTTCTTCTGATATAGACTTAGGAACTATTGCATCTGATGCATTTAGCAGAGCAATTCCTCCTCCTGGCACTATGCCTTCTTTGATCGCGGCTTTTGTAGCACATATAGCATCTTCAACTCTATCTCTCTTCTCTTTTAATTCAACTTCTGAATTAGCACCAACCTTTACAACAGCTACTTTAGCTAACAATCTAGCTAATCTTTTTTCTAATCTTACAACTAGATTAGGGTTAGATGTTTCCTCTATTTGAGTTTGTAATTGTTTTATAACTTCTAATACTTCTTCTGGAGTTTCTTCTATTTGAATTATAGTTTCTTCTCTATCACTAATAGCTCTTAAACACTCTCCTAAATGCTCTGGATCTATTAAATCCATATCATCACCTAAATCTTCGTTTATTACAGTAGCTCCAGTAAGCATAGCTAAATCATCTAATGTATCTTTCTTGTTAACGCCAAATGTAGGAGCATCTATGATGTTGACTTTTATATTACCTTTAACCTTATTCATGGCAAGTGCAGTCATTACTTGTGGATCTACGTCCGCTATAATCAATAAAGATCTTCTAGATTTTATAACATGTTCTAATACACCTTGTATCTTTCTTATGTTATCCACTTGGTTCTCTATTATTAATACTAAAGGATTTTCTAATTCTGCTGTACCTTTATCTTTATTAGTCACAAAATGACTATTCTGTATTCCTTTGTCATACTGAACCCCTTCTATTCTCTCTACTACAGTCTCTGGATCTTCATGTGTTTCCATTATAACTATACCTGTCTCATCAACAGCTTTAAATGCTTGACCTATGAGTTGGCCTAGCTCACGGTCGTTATTGGCTGATATGGTAGCTACTTGTTCGATTCGATCACCCTTCACATTAGAAGAGTTCTTTTCAAGGTATTGCACTACTTTGTTAACAGCCAAATTAATTCCTTGTTTCAATTCTCTCGGCGATTCCGATTTTATCACTTTATATGCTTCTTCTAATATAGAGTGTGCTAAAACCGTGGCAGTCGTCGTTCCGTCTCCTGCTTCTGTTACTGTTTTCCTTGCCGCTTCTTTTAGTAACTTAGCACCCATGTTTTCCACTGGATCTAATAGTATAACACTATTTGCTACTGTTACCCCATCTTTAGTTATCTGCGGATTACCTGCAGCGTCTTCTAAGATGACACACTTGCCGCTAGCCCCTAATGTGGAGCTAACAGCTTTAGTGAGTTTTTCTATTCCTTCGAATATTTTATCTTTTGCATCTTCCCCGAAGTTAAGATGCTTTACAATTGTCTCGCTCATTGGATTAAATTAAATTTTTATTATACGGTTTAATAACTACTAGGCCTTGGCTTAGGCTTTGGCTTAGGTTTTGTTTTAGGTTTGTATTTCATTATTCAAATGTTTTAACAACTTTAGGTCCTTTTAAGAACTCAAGTTTTTTAGTATAGTGTTCCACTGATCCATCTATAGCAGATTCTGCACCTTCTATAGTTTCTCTTCTTGTAACATCCACCCATGTATCTTCGTCATCTGGGTGCTTATACTCTGTTTGGTAAAATCCGTTTGGTAGTTGTACTATTCTCCAGTTGGCTTTCTCGGCAACATGGTTCCAAAGATTAATCATATCTTGATTAGGGTGTTGTTGTTGTGGTGTACTACTCCACGAATTAGTACGGGTGTATAAAAACGTCATTGTTTGGTTTTTAGTTAAACGTTTGGTTATTTATACTATCACTTGATAGTTTGGTTATCTACTGGTGTAGAAATATTTTAAGAAGTTAAAATAGCGCTCATGCTTCCTGCAAGCACGCCGTAGTTAGTTGGCTCTTCCTCCCCCATTGTTAGTGTTATCCAACTAGCTGGTGAATATTCTGTTTGTAAAAAACTAGTTCCACCGCCTACATATTTATGCCCGCATAACCACATGAAAGGTTTAGCTGCATTAGTATATCTACCTAATGTTCCAGATTGTGGCATCATAATCCATTGTGCTGGATCTACCGCTGTTAAACTACCATTAGTGTAACATTCAGCTCGACTGATTGTAACAGTGGCATTATTATCTACGGTCGCATTAAGATTGGTTAATCCTGTTAAATTACTCAACTCTTTCAAACCACCATCTTCAGATCCAATTCCTAAGCTTTGTGAAATTACTAAAGATCCTGCTGCCCCTGATTTATGGAAAACTAAATAGAAATCCATATACACCGTCTTGTTTACAATGTAATATCTACCTGTTTGGGCTAAATAAGTTAAATTTGGTACTGGTGTTGGACCTGTGCCTACACCTGCTGCTCCCTGCGTCATTAATACTGGAACCCAAGTTGCTAAAGTTTCAGATGATGCAGCATTACTTTCAAATTCTATTTCTGTTGCACTATTTCTAGTTAACGTCATCCCTGTACCAGCAGTGAATTGTATTGTAGTATCTGTTCCAGCTCCTGAAGCATCTAAAGTTAAGTCAACATTAGCACCATCTTGGGCTGCAGACATAGTGTAAGTGGTGTTTGTATCAGTTGGTGTTACCCATGTCGCATCGCCTCTTAAAAACGTAGAAGCACTTCCGCCAGTTGGAACATGTCCTACGTTGGTAGTACCATTATAAGCAGCTGAACTTACAACAACAACTCCTGTGGTAGGGGATACTGTTAATGCGCTACCACTTGATAACGGGGATATACCAGCACTAACCGATGTAACTGGAGCCGCTGGATTAGCTGCCCATGAAGGCGCCACACCTGGCCCACCAGATGTCAATACATAGTTCAAATCTCCTGCTGGTAAACGCTTTAACGATGTTGCTGTATCCGCGTAAAGTATATCTCCAACTATTCCGGCGAAACTTGTAGTTATAGTACCAGTAGTAGTTATAGGGTTAGGACTAGCTGCAAATGTAATTCCACTATCAACACCTAAACTATTAGTTGTAGCTACACTTGTTACTGTACCACCACCTGGTACTAATGCACCAACCAATGTCACTAAACTCTCGACAGTGCATTGTCTCGTTGCTTTTTTAGGATCAGTTTCAGAAGCATCTGAAATAATAACTAAATCTTCATTTGCTGGGGTAACCGTTGGATATGTGTAAATTATTGGCATAAATATTTTCTTTATTTTGTTCTATTACTCTATATTCACACGTATTTCCTTATTTTTACAAAAATAACCACTTCTTACACTGTGACAAAAGCCCCTTACCAATATACTAGGCACCTAATGTCACCCTTTTTCTAAAAAGTATTAGAAATATAGGGGTTATGGGTTGCCCCCTCCCCCTCTACCTCATCTTTCCTAGGAAAAACGCATTTACAAAACCGGGCCCCCTATTTTATATTTCATTTTTTCATATATATATCGCCTTTTGTTTATATTTCTTTAATTATCTTTTATGTTTTACCTTTTACTAACTATCTTTTTATACAATGTAAATACGAGTATCAATAGATAATATATATATATAATAATTAAACTAATAAACTATGCTAGATCCTAAAGAAAATAACTACGACTGGAACCAAGATCACTATGATGAACCAGATTTTGACTACATGCATGACTGTGAGTATTAATAATACAAACTAAATACGATCCATCATGGATAATATATATAACTAAACTAAATTAATAATCAAATAAAATAAATAACTATGAAAACTAATAATCTAACAACTAAAAGGTTTGTAATCAGAAAGTCTCTGATTGGAACTAACTCAGTAATCACTTTCACTAATAAGAAAGATATCACTTACACTTATGATCATGATGAGATCTATTCAACTTATCAAGAAAAGTTTGAATCAATGAAGTGTTTTCAAGAGTACAAGTCTTACACTAATAGTAACATTGTACCAAAATTCTGCAGAGAATTAAGTGAAGTATCTTAAAAAGTATGACAATAGGTGGTTACTTAAGTAGTATTTAACTACCTAATGTCACACTACACTTAAATGTTATTTAATATCTATGTAAGATATTGAGATATCAAGTGCAAAACATAACAACTAATAATAACTAATAAATAATTATACACCTTTTAAATTAAACTAAAATGACTAATAAAGATAAAATAATCACTTCAATTTCAATCATTGGAATACTAATAATGACATGTTACTTACAATCTTGTGCCACTATAAAATCAGATCAATTAGTTGGCAAGTATAACCAACAAGTAGAATGTTATGATTTTACAAACTAAATACTAAGGTATTTGGATAATATAAATATAAAACATGTAGTTGATGATCATACTTTAGCATGTATAAATAAAATGAACACTTGATCCCACCAAAAACTAATTAATAACTTTAAATAGTGTAAATAAGTCGAAAGATCGCTCCACGTGGTGAACAACGTAAATCGTGGTACTATTAATAAATAAATAAATAACTATGTATAACTATAATAATCCTTCAAACTGGTCATGGACCAAAGCATTTGATGAAATGGCAAAAACTGTCAACAAATCAGAATTAACTCAACAAGTAATAAATCACTTAGCAGATTACCCAGGTGAATCTCATGGTGAATATGTTAAACTAAGTAAAGTGAAACAAGATGATCTTTATGAAATATTAAGTGAAGTACTATGAAACAACTTGACACACTAGCTCAAAACCTATTTGGTGAATTTGGTTTTACAACTTGCACTGAAGAACAAATGGAATATATAATTAAAAACTACTATAAATTAAAGTAAATGAAAAAAAGAACAGATTTTACAACAGACTCATTTGAGGTACTACTATATTTTATAATCACATTCTTTATAGTAATACTATTTGCTTACTTAACTAACTAATAAATGAAAGAACTAATAATAACAATTGGAGTATTGGTGGCAATGGCATCAAACCAAGTAGAAAAAGTGGAATTAAATCAAACTATTGATAATATCCAAGATATGAAAGAGTGGATGATAGAAGATCAAAAACAAGGAGTGATAGATTCTGTTTATGCAGAGTATTATATACAATACTTAGAAGAATCAGAGCAAATACTAATAAATATTACAAACTAAATACGATGAGTATTGGATAATATATATAAATAAACACAATAATGAATAGAGAATACGTAGTAACGAGACATGTAGAGATAATGAAGGCGAAAGATGATAAGAGATCTTACTACAAACTTTTTATCTATGGCAAACCAGTGAGTTTTGGTCCATATGAATTAAAAGGTGATCTAAAATGTTCTCCAAAAGGTGTTGAAAATCTCACTAAAGAATTTATAGAGGAAGAAATAGCTTGTGTCTATGCTACTTTTCCTGACAGTGAAATAGACGAACTAATAAACAAGTTAAATAATAAGAAATGGTTAGTAAAAATATAAAACAACTACAAAACTTGTACTCTTGGAATCAATTTTACCAAGATAGAAAAATGAAAGATCAGATGCGTAAGTGTCAAAGTGAAATTCACTCGCTTAAATTAGTGATAAATGAACTTAAAACTAAGAAAAAGAAATGAAGTGTCCATGGGAAGTAGCTTATCAGCTACATAAAGATAAGTACACTAAAGAGGAAATAGATGAGATGCTATTTATGGAAATACAAGAATTAATACACAATTATGACTAAAGTACAAAAAATAGAGGCGATAACAAAAGATATCTTAGCCGGATACTATGGAACCACTCAGAATTGTGGTACAGAAACTCAGAAATATACTTATGCTTACTTACAAGCTCAAAAAGTATATGAAGGTGAACTAATTATTGACCCTAAATATATCCCAGTAATATGAGTAATTGGAAAACAGTGATAGACTTTGTAAGCAAAGATGAAAATACTACATTAGCCGCTTTAAGGTGGTTGCAAGTAACAGAACTAGCATTAAAATATGGTAATGACCAAGATTTAGGTGCAGAAGTAAGAAAATTAACTAATAAATGAATTATGGATTTTAAAAATACAGTAGCAAACGAGGAGTTTGGAATGGATTATGATCAATTAGGTCATAATGAACAAGAATGGGTGATTGATCACATAGATATGTGTTTATCATAATACAAACTAAATACGAACGCTAACAGATAATATAAATATATGAAAACAATTAAATTTTATTCTAGTAACAGATCAGTGATCAAGCTAGACGGCAAGAAAGTAAAAGGTTATACAATTAGTAATATACCAGACGAGTGTAACTCATGGTTTAATTACAAAGGATTAACTTACATATTGAACTAGTCACCGACGGGTGATAGTGGACAGCGAGGTCAGGTATTGGCGGAATATAGAAAAAATCCAATGACTGTTCTAGACATGAGAGGTTCGAATCCTCTCTCTCGCTCTAAAATTAAACAAATGACAAAATTAAGTACACAAGATATAAACCTGATAGTAAGGTTGTTACATCAAGAAGTAGATGCAGTGAGTGATATTATTGAAAGAGGTGAAGGGAGAATTTATGATTGGATGGTTAGATTAGATCATTGTGAAGATCTTATAATGAAACTACTAAGATGAGAGATATAATACCAGCGTTAATAGGTTTATTAATAAGTCCTTTTGTACTATTATATGAATTAGGAAGATACTTATGGAAAAAATTAAAGTAACAATGAAGGAAATATACGACGCTATGCGTCCTTCAGTAGAAAAGAATAAAAAGAAATATACACGCAAAACTAAACACAAGAACAATGGCGAAGAAAAGAACAATGAATGAATATAGACAAACTAAAGAACACTATATTTCTCCAGCAAAACAAATTATAGCTCAACTAGAAGATCAAGAAGCAGCTAAGCAAATGGCAGCGATAGATTGCCCATTAGATCCTATTGAAGAAGCTAAAATACTAATAGCAAGTAAAATAACTAAGCATTTCCAAGATAAATTATTTGAAATGGTGTGTGAAGGAATGATGGATTACCCAGTTTTTCAATCACAAACTTATTTAACTGAAGAAGGTTATGACCAATTTGAAGATGAATGGTTTGAATTCTATCATGAGCATCATGGAGATATACTCCAAGACGTAATGCAAAGTATTACAATCTAAATACGAACACTAATAGATAATATAAATATGAAATTAAACGGACACGAACAAGATATAGTCAGTGCAGCACTGAAGCTATATGTAACAGAAATTAACAAAGAGATTGAAGCTTTAGAAGCTGAAGGTAAAAGACCTATATTTACTGTAGACTATTACCCTCAAGTTGCTGAAAGTATAAAATCTAAATTAAATATAAATAAATGAAAACTTTATACGACCAACTAAAACCACACATCAAAGCAGCGCTTGATGAAAACCATGAAGATTATGGTACTACAATAGACCATATCTTTGATAAATTACAAACCGTAAATAGATATAGTCAACTAACTATTGATGACGTTAGAACTTTGAATACTTTTAGCAATAATGAATTGTATAGAACTACTCAACTAGACTTAATGTTTGGTGATCATCTATTTAATAACTAAAAATGTATGACAGAAAATCAATATGTAGACGCATTACTAGCA